GAATTCTTTCTCTGTATACTTTGCTGAATGTTTAGGATTGCTCCAACTTGAGCGTCCATGGTATTTCCTAACAACATATACCCTCATTTATTGTCCTCCACATCGATGATATGATCAATAATACGCTTTAAATCTCTTATATTGTCAAATGGCAGCACTGCATCGTGCAGATCTTCAAAGTATGAATCGGTTACAAAAAACTCTTCCCCAAGTATGGCTATCTCAAGCTTGCCATTTATTTGGGAAATAGATAGAATTCTGTTCGCTCGCATTGGTATATGTACATTATCCAAACTCATCATTTTTTCTCCCTGTTTTTAAACGCAATCACACCAGCCCAGATCAAGCCAGATGTCCAGACTGCTGCGAATAGTAAATAAATAAAGTTTTGTAATTCCATTACTCGTCCTCGTTTCCGTATCCTACGAAAGAAATCACCTTGTTTGGGTTAATGCATAAATTCTTAACACGCATTAAATGCCCGTTATTAAATTGACTAGCCAATCTATCCAAATCATCCCAACTGCATCCATGCGCTTCAAATTTATGACCATCTTTTAAATAAAATACAATCGTCATTGTCTCACCTCGCTTGTAATCCTAATATGCTCTGCTCTCACTTTAACGCAACCGCCATCCCCGAAATATACTGTATCAACATCTTCCTTCCGTTTGTCTTTAGTATATGGATATCTGTTTGGTCTCATTCCGCTACCTCTCAATCTTTATCATTTCTAAAAAACTTATAAATAATTACTGACCAATATGAAGTCCACATAAGGTAAGATAAAGATTTAAGGAATTGTTCTACTGTCATTCTGTGACCTCCTCTGTTACCTCACTCGTTTCTTTATTATATTTATAGGCTGCGTACATTATTAAATCCAGTTCATTCTCATAAATATTTCCTATCACTTCGCAATTATTCCAGTAATATTTATCAAAAGGTGCATAAGTAGCAGGAGTCACGTTTAGAAATGATAAGTAAAAACCAATTTCTGTTGTTGGTGTATTCTCATCTTCAAAATAAGTATATTCACCAAAACCTACAATACAACCATAAGCACTCGTTCGGATGATATCCCCCTCAAAGATTTCCTTGCCATTCTTATCTTTGAGACCTGTGGATTGTCCAATTGTTTTTTGATCTACAGGACACCAAGAGCCGATAGTGATATATTGTTCATTAGCTTCTACCACTTCATTGATAATAAATGCTTGTTCACCATCTGCAATCAGATAACCATATTGCATTTTACCTTTGCTATCGTCAGCAATAGATATACCTCTAAATTTTGGAATCATTCTGTACCTCCTCAAAGCGCCCGTCTTTTTTTAGACTTATTCCTTTTAAAAATAGGGTTCTTTTTTTCCTTCTTCTGCTGCTTGTGATATTCACTGTCTTTATTGAAGATAATATCTTCGTCTTCAATAAGTTCAGGAATAAAATATCTAGATAGGTCTCGTTCAGGTTGTTTCATCCCTCAACCTCCTAAATTGCTAAATGGAACTTCCCACTCATAATTATCGTATTCATAACAAACATTTTTGATAATTTCACCTTTTGAAATTTCAATTTCCTGTGTGAATCCCATGCCACACTCAAATGTAAAAATTTTAATATCAACATCAAACTTACTTGAAATTTCTTGATAATTTTCTGGAATAGCACTCCATGCTTGCTCAAAATTATCCAGTTCAACGATACAAAATTCTTCTTCAAGCCAAACTTCTATTTGTTTTTGGTCAATAAATGCTCGTCTTGTACCATTGATGTAAAAATAGGGAGCTGTGTTGTTGAATTCAAGTAGAGTACCATCATATTTATCTTCTAATGTTACAGTGTCGCTTAATAGCATTTCTTTCAATGCTGATACAATATTTTCTCTTTTTCCTCTTAATTTAAGAGATCCTTTGGCCCAATTTGGCATTATTCCTACACCTCCTCAACTTCAACTCCGGGGCAATCAAACACCCATCCAAAACCAGCATCTTCTAACTCTTTGCGAGTGTGTTCTGTACGAAATTTCTTGTCAATTTTTAACGACGATAACACCCAAGCACGTTGAAATTTGATAAAGTTTAAGTAATTAAAATCATTACTTTCCATCCCTTTAAATCTTACATAATACCGCTTCTCTTTCTCAACTGTGTAGCCATTGATCCAAGCGGCAGCAAGCGTTTCTTGATTACGTTCGTGATAAACCCATCTCAGAAGTTCTTCATCTTCTTCGTCTTCTATACGCTTAAATAAATCTTGAAAATCCCAATCATTCTCTATGGCATATTTAATATAATCCGCCACAAAAATTGGGATCTCTACTTCCTGCGGTTCGTCTAATTCAGAAATAAGTCTAATTACCGTATCTATTTCGACATATTCAGATTTATTTCCGAAAAGATTTTTTAAACCTTCTATCCGTTCAATCAACTCTTGTTTATTCATCTGGCAAATCCTCTTCTTTTACAAACGATCCATCAATCCATTTACCTTTCCGATCTTTGATTTCGTTATAGGCCCCAGTGAAACATTCTAGAAATTCATAACCCAATATATTGCTGATTGATTTCAAGTAAGCAACAATGCGCACAAGGTTATGCCGACACATTTTTTTACTTGCTAAATCTTGGGATAGCTGAAACTCTGAAATGTTAGCATTTAGCAATTTGAAACAGTCCATTGCTTCTTTTCGTCTAATATTATTAGCCTCTTCAAAGATGCCATGTACATCCTCTTTAATCAGCAATACTAGACCTACAACTACCACAGCACAATCACCAATGCTATCTTTTGTTAGTGCTTCATTCTTTTTCAAGAATCCTGCACATAACTCACCAAATTCCTCACTTAATTTTAATGACTGTTTATCTAGTCGGCCCCCGTTTTCTAGATCTCGATCAATAAACCATTTTTTCACTTTGTTTAAAATTAAATTCTCCATTTTTACCTCTTTCTATTTTTTTACAAGTTTTAAATTACCAGTTTCTTTGCCTCTCCTATTTAGATCTGCATAGAATTTCAATAGCAATTTATCTTTCCCTGTAATTTTGCTTAATTTCTTTAACGAACCAGTACATAAATAATGCCCGTTTTCATAGAGCTTATAATCAGCCAACTCATCCGCATCACCCATGAGAGAGTTCTCTCCAATTTTAAAATATTCGCTAATCAGTTGTATGTGGCGTTCGTGTACTTTTTTTTGGCCGGTTAATAGACTGCTTATTGTAGTCATTGAGTAGCCTATTTCTTCGGATAATTTTCTAGCTGTTAAGTTATGGCTTTTCATTAAGAGCTTTAGTTGTTCTTTGAAATGTTCTATCTGATTTTTGGTATAGCCTGGCATGATACATTGCAGCTCCTTTTTAATTATCAATTTCTACTGGATAGAATGTACCGAATGACTTTCTTAAAGCATTTCCTAACTGGATAGCTGCCCCACGAGATACGAACTTCATAGCTTTCGATTCTTCAGAAAAAGAGACATCTAGACCAGTTGTTCCAATCGCTACAGATTTTAAAAATGGTTTTGCTTCTTTTGATCCATGCTTTAAAATAAACATTACTTCCTATCCTTTTCTAAATTCTGTAGCATTTTATTTTTTGCTTCCTCCAAAGCTTTTTTTTCTTGCTCACTTGTTTGATTGGTATAATTTGGTTTTGACCAATCTGGAACGTTTGATTGTTGCTTTGTTGGTTGTCCTTTTGTTTTGCTTTCCTGAAACTTCCGTTCTCGTTCGTTTACTGCTGCAATTGATAACAAGCCATCATTTTTCCAATTTTGCAAAATAGCTCTAATATAGCTAAAATTTCTTTTACCATTGTCAGCAGCTAAACTGATAGCTTTTAAAACCACATCTGGTTCCATACCATCCAGAGTGATGAATTCTTTTAAAGTTTCAAATTGGATTCCATCAATTGGTGAAATACGAGACTGATATTCGTCTACGATGATTTTGAGCGTATTTTTCTCTAAATCTTTCTCTATATCTATCTCTATTTCTTTCTCTTTCTCTATCTCTAACTCTGGTGGATGTTCGTCCGACATTTGTCCAGACAAATGTCCCAACAATATTTTTTGTTTTTCCTTCTCAATTCTTCTGCGATAGTCACGCTTTCTATCAGCTTCCGTGTTCGATTTTCCAATAAATGATTCAATGTCTAGCATGAAAATGGCACCATTGTCCAAAATATCAATTAGGTTCATTTCCTTAAAAATGCTGACAGCTTTTTCTACTACTGCCACAGGATGTCTCGTGATTTTTGAAAGCATTTCAGAATTGAATGGGATTCGATCATTGAACATCAACTTACCATTGTTTTTCAAAGATCTCAGATAGAGCTTGATCAAAATGTTAGAGTATAGAAAGCCATCTGGCATACTTTCTAAAATAATCATTTCATCGCTATCATAAAAATTTTCTTTCACTCTCAGATAGTAGTATTTCTTATTATCTGACATTTCATTCCTCCATTCTAGAATGGTAGACCGTCATCAGGGATATTCATTTGATTACTTTCAAATGAAGGAGGCATTTGCTCATCCATAGAGTTCCGGTTGGCTGAATTGTCACGCTTTTCTAAACTTCTGAAACTATCAATAACAACTTCAGTCACATAGACACGTTGACCTTGCTGATTCTCATAATTACGAGTTTGGATGTGGCCAGTGATGGCTACAAGATTTCCTTTTTTGATCCAGCTTGCGAAGTTCTCCGCTAATTTCCGCCAGATCACGCAATTGATAAAATCTGCATCATATCCACCATCTTGATTTTTAAAATTTCGATTTACAGCAAGCGTGAATTGTCCAACCGCTTGATCTTGAGGTGTTCGATGTAGTTCTACATCACGAGTTAAGCGCCCGATAAGTACAACATTATTAATCATTTCCCACTCCTCTCAAATCCTTTTCATTTTTTAAAATTGCCTTCTCTTTTTCAATCAACCAATCCATGTGAACCTTTGCTTTTTCCAAGTCCTCAATCCCGTTTTTTTGGCGATAACGAAGGATATATTTTAGGAGATTGCCCAAATGATAACCTGTTAGCTGTTCATCATTCATGAAGTTGCGATGAACATCAATTGCTTCTAAGCCATTCCGTCCTTGGTAATGTTTTGGATTTCTTACATTGTCGTTCATAGTTCAGACATTCCTTTCACTGTTCTCTTTTGATGAATCTCTGACATTCTCTTATTCCACATTTCACGCTGATATTTTGCTGATTTGTAATGCTTCATTTTGGCTTTTTGGCGAACGATTACTTCACGCATCACATAGATTGCGAATCCTGAAAATAAAATGTATGTTACAAAAGCTACTGCTAAAATAATTTCAGTTGTTGTCATTTTCTTCTACCTCTTTTGTTTCTTTTTGCGGGAAAAGTTCCCGGTTGAATTTATTGATCATCACATCTTGAGCCTTATTGCTCTCTTTGATTTTTTCGATGCTTTCAGCCCAATGACCTGTACTTTCAAAGTTCATTTGGACTGAATTTTCTAGTTCTTTGATGTGTTGTTCTTGATCGTACATGATTTTCATTGTTGCGCCTGCAAATAATAATAATAGTGTTGCAAGTGATAGAACAGTAAATTTTAATTGTTTTAAACTCATACTCTAATCACCCCATCGTTCTTAAAATCCAGAGCCATCTGATGAAGTTTGTTTTCAAATTCATTGTCTGGCAATTTCATCAATCTGGCTTTTTCCTCTACTTTCAGCGGACGATTGGCATCTTGCCATTCCATCAATTTTAATAATCTTTTAATAGGATCCATTTTTTCTCCTTCAAATTGTGTTATAATTAGTTTATAGTTCTTTCAAAGTGCCTTTCTCAAGGCGCTTTTTTTATTTTTGCAAGCTTCGACAGAATCGCTGAACATCTTCCAAATTATAGAGATACTTTCCACCTTTCCCAGACTGTTGAAATTGAAATTTCCCTTGATCACGCCATTCTTCTAGCTTGGTTCTACCCCAGCCGGTTGCTTCCTGTAGCTGTTTGATCGGTACCCATGTAATTTGTCTGCTTTGTCTGCGTTTGGCTTCTTCCATTGCTTTGATATTTAGAGATACGAGTTCTTCAAAGAGCTGATTTATATAGTTCTCGTTATGTGTTTGAGTTATTTGATTTAGAATAGGATATTGTGACATTCCCGTCTCCTTTCTAACTTTAATTTTTCTTTTGTTCTATAGCTCTTAAAATTATTTCATGAGCTATATCTTTTTTGAGCTTTTGTAACTTAATCAAAGCTTCACTATAAGTTTCTGATTGTTCAATTAGCCAGTCAGATAACTTTATAATTTCATCTTCAAAATCCATCTCAAGACTGATGACCTTTCTATATTATTTTGGTAAGTTACTACTGACAAAAAACGATTAAATAAGACCTCTTACTCCTTATGAAAATCGTCTGTCAATTTCTATGAAAGGAGGGAATCTATGAATTACATTAATGAAATGTTGCCTAATGAAGTAAGTTTCTTGTCATATCGTTTTTCAACTTCAGGTGCAGACAGTGTTGATCCATCATCTAAACCTGTTTTGAAATTTGCTACAACAGTAGATAACGAGAAATTTATTGATTTCTTGTCAGTACATGAAAATGGTTTAGTTCTATTAGTTAAAAGTGAAGACAATGAAGTTTGGTCTAATAGAAAACCAATTTCCAATACTGTTGATGGTAAACTTGTAATTACTTTTGAAAGTGAATAATCGAATCACTAAGTTTTACAGAAGTTTTCCCATCTTTTGAACTAAGGACTTGTTTTTTAACAAGTTCTTTTTTTAATTTCATTTTCATTTATTTCTCCTTATACAAATTTATTTCAGCCGAGTATTAGGAAATGATTGCTTAATTGATATCTCTTTAGGATGCTCTCGACCATTAATATAGTCGATTTGGA